CGGAGTGGTAGTAAGGTCACCAAAGATACGCCACAGGTTCGGTCCCTCGTTAACCATGGTACAATAATATTGATTTCCAGAGAGACCGAGATCGGTTCCGTCAGGGCCGATGATTACAGCTTCACCAAGATAGTCCGCCGTGAACCTAACCGCCGCACCGCCAGTTCGTAGAAATTCAAACTTACGACCGATAGGTTGTGGGTCGAGGCTATGTGATGGAACCGTAAGGTTCATCACAGGAGAATCACCCGGAGCGGTAATATCAACAAAGTTAAGCTGATAACTATCAGACGCTTTCAAAGCCCGACAGTAGGTGATTTTGCCTGGAGCGGGTTGCAATGCCGCCGCCGCGAGAGCTTCAGTCGCTGAGCCAGCCGCAGCACTGGCACTTGCCCCCGCCGCCGTGACTTGAGCCGCTGCCAAAGTGACTTGAGCCGCCCCGTTCGTTGTCGCTAGAGCCGCCTGAGTCGCTGCAAGCGTGACTTGAGCCGCTGCGAGAGCGACTTGAGTTGCACCGTTCGTTGTCGCTAGACCTGCTTGTATCGTTGCAGTATTTGCTGCTGCCTGAGCTAGAACGGCCTGTGCAGTAGCTGTCTCTTGCTGAGTAGTCTGAAGACCAAGAATGTTAGCAAGAGTTTTATATGTTTCACCATTACGAAGTGTAACAGTGCCTGCCGGATGACCCGGATTAGCTAAATTCGCAGCACCATTGATTACATTATCAAGATCTTCAAGATCGATCTGACTATTCACAATGATATTACTGAGCTTTCCTAAAGGATCACCCCAAGTACCTAAACCGCTATTACCGGTTTTTTTATAAAAATCATTATTAGCTAATGTGATATCTGAAACAACTAAAGCGTATGCCCCATTAGGGTAAACAAGATTAGCTTCATTTTCCAAATCTGCCCGAGTCAAAAAGATTGGAATACCTGAAAGGTCATCGTTGTTTACATTACTGTTATAACCGGCACCAACTAAACGAATGTTATGATCGCCAGCATAACCAGCCATAATAAAAAGAGCACCAGTCCATGGTCCAAAAGAAGTAGGGGTAAAGGCTACAGTGACACGACCGATCTGTCCCGGTTTTAGGACATCAGGACAATTACTCCGAACCAAACTGAAAGGACCAGTAATCGATAAACTCTGGAAAAGAATATCTTCCCAACCAATATTTTCAAGGGTGATCTCAATATCAGGTGAAGCATTACCTACTAAGATAGTGCCAAAAAATAACTCTTTTTGAGAAATCTTCAAGCGATAACGACTAGAAGCATCAACAAGAGGATCAGTATAGTTAACCATTGGAATTAATTCCTATACGAAAGAGTTAAAGTAATAGTAGATTCAATAAGCACTACAGGAGCGTCTGAAGCAAGAGTCACTTCAAGGTTTCCATCAAAAATCTTTGCAGTGAAATATCCTTGACCTGATCCATAAATAGCAAAGTCTGAACCAGTCAGCAAAACATTAAAATCCAGAATTTTTTCTTGAAGGATACTACTAGGTATAACAAGATAAGCTGTTTCTCCAAGACCCGCTGCCTCTCCAGTCAAAATATCAATGCTACGATGGATATTGTTTGCAGCATTTCGAATCATACCTAGATTGGAGGCTACAGTTTTGATATAGCTCAGATTGTCATAGACTGCCCGAACTACTTCATAAGACTTGCCGATCATCTGATCGACCAACCCGTTACCAGAAAGATTTGGGTTATAAGGATTGATAGAAGGCATTAGGCCCATCCTCGTTTTTCGAACTTTGTGTTCGTGTTTGAAGTGCTGATGCTGAGAAGATCCTTGTCCTCGGCTTCAGCACAGATTGCTTGGAAGCGGAGAAGGTGCTCCTGTGATTTGGCATTACTCTCTTGGGTGTTCATATTCCCAAGGACATGAGCTGCGATATATGAGGTCAGTGCTTTCTCCAGAACAACCGGAATGTCAATGACTTCTTCGGGATCAACACCTAAAATAGGTTTCACGAATGTCTGATAATTTACAGACAGGGGCAGACCAGCTTGAGGGTTTGGCACTTGCAAGACGTTGTTCTGGGGAGTGAACACAGCCCAGAAGTTATCACGATCATTCAGTGGCAGTTCCTGACCACAACTATCAAAGACCTGAAGCACTTTCAGCACAGGATCATTGAAAGGCTCATCTTCACTATCCACGATGTAAGGACAATTGACCCCACTCGTCTCAGCATTCTGAGACGAGTACATCGGTTCCAGACGATAGGTGGTCAAGCCTTCTTGCTGTTCAATCAGTAAGACTTTCTCCCGAAGCACAAAACGCTTCGAAAGTTCTTGAAGAGCTTCATTAGCAAGCAAGACTACAGTTGGTCGCTTGTCATTGATGATCGATCCTGAACCTTCCGAACTGATCGAAAGGTTGGATAACTCTCCAAAAGAGAGTCGGCGGTACAGTTCGTTGAGATTCATGGCGTATTCCTATCTACACGATATACGAAGCCAATGCACTTTCATTTATAGAAGAATGCATGTCTTCCCAGCGGTCTATCTCTTCAGGCGTAGCAGGAACAGAGTCGGATGGTCTCCAAGGCTTCAGATATGCCAGCATCGAGATCGTATCGATACAGTCATCCTTACTCTTGAGACCAGACACCGTAGCCATCCGGAGCTGACCAGTAAACTGACCCATAATTACGCTGGTCTTCATTTCTTCAGGGAAGTACATCTTCCCCATTTTGAACCAAGGAACTACGAGATTAAAACGGGCAAGCTTGCTAGTTACAGGACGGATGCCCGGATTGCCACTTTTTTCAGAGCTTGCAAAATTGAACCAGATGTTCCGGTTCAGCATTTCTTGCTGGAGCCACTGAATGAAGGCACCCTGTTGACCAGTGACTTCCACGCCTACCTGCTGAGGCTTATAGAACTGACACAGACGGAACAAATCATCAATAGACTTGTCCATCGTCTGACGTTCACAGATGCCGTCCACCCAGAACCAATCACCGTTCGAGTTGTAGGCCCAAACGGAAATAACTGAATGGTCGGCAGTTTGTTTTTCTGAAGTAGCAAAGTCAGTAGTAATATAGAAGTTGAACGATCCTCGATTCTGGAGAAGGTTCATTCGCTTATACCAACGGATCTCACTATCCATTACAAGACGCTCTTCATCGGAACTAATCCGAAGCATAAGCTCTTGCATGAAAGCTGAGATCTTACCGTTCTTTAGAGCGAATTCATACTGAGCCTTTACATATTCATAACTGAAGCGATCTTCCCATGCACCACAGAACTCTTCTTCTGCACAGGGATAGCGTTCACATACCGGCCAGACGTTCACATCCCAAGCACCCGACTCGACTGCTTCGATGAGGATATCTTCCTTGTTGAACGGCGTTCCGTTAAAGATCACCTTTCGTCGTGTCGGATCCAGAGCATGGTTCACCCCCTTGTAGACCGTATCTTTAATAGCGATCATTGACGCCTTCGAGTTTGCGTCATCATCCGCAACCAAATCGTCCAGCACACAGATTACAGGACGCTTGCCAAAGATCTTGGTGCCACGAAGACCTGTTTTAGCACCGAACATCTTCAGTCCGAACTTATGACCTACAAGGTTATCAAATTCGATATAGGCGTCAGTGAAGACGGCTTTCGGAAGCCACTTCTGTAGGAACGGACTGTTATTGTAACGAAACTCCATGTTCTTACGAAGTGACTTTACACCGTTGTCCATCGAGTCAGACACATAGATCGCTCCGGTAATATCCCCAAAGTCGGGGAGTTCACCGAAGACAGCGATATATGGGAAAAAATATTCCCCGAATAAAGTGGTCTTTGCCGCACCACGAAAGCAAAGGTTGGCAATATAGGAACTAGGGCCGACCACCTTGTCTAGCATTGCGAGATGAACAGGAGGCGTCTTGTGCGACTCACCTTCTGTACCATTTACCAGCTTAATGAAGTTCATAAACTGAAGCGAGAAAGCACTAGGCATGAAATCGATGGAGTTAAGATGAGAATAATCTACTCCATCCAACCATTCGTCCAGTTCCTGTTTAATCAGTGACATTTTGTTTCATCCAGTTATCGGTGAAGAGCTTGCTCTTCTTAGGCTTGTCGTTCTCGACCCAAGGAACTTGGGGGATTTCTTCTTCGATCTCGACCGGCTTTGCTTCAATCAGACGTTGAGCTGCCAATTCTTTAGCAGGAACACCTGCTTCTACCAAAGCAATTTGTTTGTTCGACATATCCTCAAACATTTGCTTCATGGCGTCCATCTCAGCATTATTATTAATCTGAATCGCAACCGTAGGAGCATTATCCTTCGGCTTAGCAAGAGCAACCATGATGCTGTTGGCTGCGTCACTCCGAACCTTCTCACTGTTCGCGTTGAGCATTAGGTCAGCCTGTGTACGAATCGCAAGATGGTACGTGTCCTGATAGAGCACATGCACTGGAATCAATGCCTTTTCCAAAATGGCATTCACTAACTTACCTTTGTGGTATTGACTCACATAGGCAGAGATGTCCTTGCTCGACGTCCCGTCCTGAATGAACTTCTGGTATCGAGTAGGAAAGGTTCGTTGATAAGCTTCTTGATTGGAATATCCCATCATCTTGTACGTGGTGTACTGGATCGCATTCATATATGCATCCATCCCCCACTTCCCCTCTTGGAGAACGACGGCATAGGTGATGAAGTGCTCCCGGATCGTTTCAGCCACGATAGGATCTTGTACGAGAACATTGATCTGATCAGTCAAAGCCTGAGTGGCCGA